CGATCATAAGAGCATACAAATCAACGCTTGGCTCTTTCCACGGCGCAGCCAACAACCTGCCAGTTCTGTATTTGGTTGTTTTTACGTCAATGACGAGATCATTCAGAACCGCATCACCTTTGTCAGTTTTTGAGTTTCTGACTTCAATTGAAATGTCGGGATAAAGATTAAACAGTTTGCAGAATGCAACTTCACCTCCGATTCCTTCAAGATCAGTCATTTCATCGCTTTGACCACCAATCTTGTTATTTTTTACATTTTTATTTCGAGCATTCTTGTGGCGCAATTTCGCCAAGTAGCGACACAATGCTTGCTCTTGTGCGTTTAGCAAAACAAAATTAGATTTCATTAAATTAAATAGTAATAATCGTTGTGCTTACGGAATCTCCGCATTGACCGCATTTAGGGCCAATTTCATGATAATCATACTGAAAATGCTCTAAGATTCCTTGAAACCCAATATGATTATTAATAATTTGCTCTTTCACCTTTGCGAGAACGTGATCAATGATTTTTTCCTTTTCTTCTTTAGGAAGATCATCGAATCGTTTTCCATCTACGGTAAAATCGTAGGCGATACAGCCTTCAGTAATTACGAATTTCATTATTATTCTTTTTTAAATTGATAAAAATAATCCCAGTTGTCACCCGCTATCCATTTGCCCTCGCCTTCGCAAGTGAATTCCTGAGTAAACACCTGCCAATCAGGTTTGTCAAGTTTTTTTGAGATAAAAGCTCCACCATCTTTCCACAGGACTCTATTATTTGGCTGTAAAAATAATTGATTTACAGGTTTGCCATCCTTATCTTTTAAACCCCAAATAACGTGACCGCACTTGTGACCTCCAGCCATTTCTGAATATCCGTAGGCTGCATCTGGATTGTCGCGCCAATCAATAGTAAAAAGATATTTGCCTTCAACCCATTCATGATTCTTTAGTTGAATATTAACTCTAGCATTCTTATGGTACTCCCATCTGGTAACTGAAATATCATAAGAGAAACAATCCCACAACTGCAACCAATCTAAAGGAAAATTAGAATGTTGCGGCTCGTTGACTAAATAATGAATTGGAACACGATCATGCCGTGAGCCATATTCCGTCATGATTTGAAATGTTAAACATCTTCTAGTTAAGCTGGTTATTCCAAAAACTTCGCAGAGAACATATTCTGTTTTCTTGTTTTCGTTATTATAAAGAAAATCACTTTTTAAATAAGCTGGAAATACAGGAATATTTGCGTTGAGGTGAGGCATTAATATTATGGTGATTTATGGAAAGTTATCCCCTTGGGAATAGATATAAATTTTCTTTTCGGATTATTTTGTCTATAATAAACAGACTCAAACCATCTTCCATCACAACCGCCCTGCTCTCTGTAATACATTGTGAAGTTCACATCCATTAAATCTAAAATGATACTCAGTCCTCCTTCTGAAACATAAGTGTGACTAGCTTGCTTAATTTGACAAAGATCAGCATAAAGCCCATTTTTGCCAGAGATTGTTTTTACTGAACTGGGAACGAAATAAGATAACATAAACACGCCCCACTCTCTTTTGCCTAATCCATCATATTGTAATTTCTGATCCTGCTCTATAATAAAAGGTTTAGAAACTAAAACGTCAGTATTGATCGCTTCTTTTACTGGAATATTTATTATGAAATTTTCGTCTACTCCAAAATTATGTTCAGAAGCTATTAAATATGGAATCCAGCCATGTTCTATTTGAGGATAACATGGATAACCTAAATTAATATATTCTCCATTTATTCCAAAGTCCGCTGGATTGAATTTGTAAGGCTGACCGCCACATCCGTAATCATTAACTTTGAAAGGAGCTTTTCTTATACTATTTGTAAATGGCTGTTTCAGTGTCAATTCAGCAATATCTTTGAAGCAGTCTGCATCAGTAACTACAAAATCTATTTTCCGTCCTGTCTTTTGATAATACCAAGAAGCAATCGGCCAAGTTTGGATAAAATCCCCAAGAAGTCCGGTATGCGTAAAAATCATTTTATTCCTTTGATTTATTTGATATGTATTTTTTCATTTCCTCGACTGTCATAACGTCGAGTTTTGTAGTAATATGTTTATAAAAATCTGGAAAATTATCTTTGATCATAATCAAATTAGAAAGAGAAGATGGCATCGAAGGTCGATTCATGGAAGAATAAAGTAGTTTAATGGCATCTTGATCGCCATTAACAATATCATCTCTCATCTTTGGAGACAGCAAGAATCCAATCAAAGAATCATGAAAGCTCTTTATCATTGTGATCGAAGATATTGCGTAAGCCTCTTCCTTGGAAAAGAAAATATCAATTGGGATTTTCCAATGAGAAAGAACATTCCCTTTATAAGATATGTTTACCTCAAGGTTTCTGCCTTCATTGCCCATCCAAATAACATCAGATAAGAATGTCTGACATGAATAAAAAAAGTTTTGAATTTTTTCTTGAGTTTCTGTGGGCAAATTTCCAATTAAATCTTCTTCTGAAGCAGCCTGTCTGGTCAGTTCAATGATTGCTTTTTTATAATTTCTTTTATTTATTTTAAAACCAACAATGTTTTCAATATCTGATTTGATAAGTTCAAGCTCAGACCATACTTTTTTTTCCTGTTCTTTTAAAGTCATCATGATAATATTTATATTTTATGTATTTATTTCCAAGTCCAGAAAAAATCCTGTTTACCTGAGAGCCTTATATGATAATTTTTAAATCCCTTCGATAGAGTAAATTTAATAAAATTCACCCTTTCTTCTTGAGTGAAGCCGTGTAATTCAAAAAATATTTTTTTTATTTTACTCCAAGTTTTATTTTCCACATTTTGGAAAGCAGTTTTTTCATGACCTTCTATATCAACTTTCATGTAATCTATTTTCTCAATTTTGTGTTTATTGAAAAATTGATCTAAAGTAATACTTTTTACAGATCTGAATTCTTTATAATTAGGCCATTTGCAAATTTGCATTTCCCCTTCTTCTGCACCAATTGCAACATTTTCCAGTATCCAATTTGGATATTTATTTTTCTCTAATACTTCAAATATGTCTGGATCGGGTTCAATTGCATATATTGTACTAGCACCACAAGACTCGGCTCTTATAGAAGACATTCCAATGTTTGCCCCAATATCCAAAAATATATCTCCACTTTGAATTCCTGGTCCAAATTTATTGAAATCATTATGAATTAAATTTCCCCAAGCCATCGCTCCTTCCCAACCGTATCTTGAATGCAACTCAGACGCTGATGCAAAAATATCCCATGTGTCAATATCTATTATTTTATTATTTTTGGAAAAAAATTTTTTTCTCATTGGAAGTCGCTTTCAATTATATTGCCCAAATCTTTTCTGTTTATTTTAAAAATCCATCCAAATGAATTTGTCCAATATTCAATGTCAGAATCAAAAAAATCTTTTTGCTTATGAATAACAGAGAATGGCTGATCTTTGTATAAAATAACTTTTTGACTCTTGAGGCCGAAACTTGGATTATCTGCTATTAATTCAAGATCGCAAAGAGTTTTATAGAAAATCATGGCATCACCCTCAATTCAACTGCGCCTTTGCACAAATAAGATTCACCAGTATAATTATAATTTAACCAGCCTCGAAATACAATTCTATCTTCAAGAAAGTCAAACTCTGACACCTCCATCAAAATTGGCTTTTGTATATCTTCGGATGAAATAACAACAAAATTTTGGGGAGGCTTGTGGCTATTTATATCACAGATATAGTTTTCTACTAAATCAATACCGATCTTTTGCGCTGACAAATTAGGAATTACGAAACGTGTTAGGAATTTCATTTGATGAATTCTTTTATTTGATTTAAAGCTGTTAGTTTTTCGTCCATTGCTTGAGGGAAGAAAGTTTGTTGATACATTAAATTTGTTTGAAAAGCAAGAGATTCTGCGTAATTAACTACTCCATTCTTGAGCTTTTTATCGTCAAGAATCAAAGATTCTGGGATAACATATCCGCACTTTTTAATTGTATTTGAACAATCAGCATCAAACAACATGACAACATCAGACATTAGAGACTCATAGAATCGATTCGCAAGAAAAGCATAATTATTATGAGTATGCTCGTCTTCCATATAAATCGAATATTTATACTTTCGTAAGTCTTCGTTGTTCTTTTGCCATTCAAGTTTTGGGATATAATTGCAATTGCAACCAAGCCCTTGGAATTTTTTCCAGTTTTTATTTGAAGCTGAAAGATAGACTCCTTCAGTCAGAAATTTTTTAAATGACTCTGCCCGCCATTTGCGGTAAGTTCCATAATAAATCACGCCGCTTTTATTTGACATATTAACCGGCGTTCTATCATCATCCATTATCAATGAATTTAAATTAACAGTAAGCCAGTTATTAATAAAATTATTAAGTTTCTTATTTGCAATGTTCTTATTCAAGATCCAATGGCGGTATCCTTGTCTGGGATTGTTACAAATCATATCGTAACTCAGACCCATGTTCTGAATGCCCCACCGCAAAAGCTGGTTATCCTCAACATCGTGATCGTTTACCAACCAAATGTAACGTGCCTTTGGGTTCTTTTCTAGAACTTGTCGATAAGGAACATGAGGCATATAAGGTGAAGCATAGCAGCAGATGATTACATCGTACTGCTTTTTCAAGACTTCTGGCAAGAAGTATTCACCGTCAAGAAGGTCTGCACCCAAAGCCTTCTTTAAAATAAGACTATTACGGCAGTGAACAATCGATGTGTCACTATAGTCTTCTGCAAGAGGTTTTCGCTTGCTGGTAGCTTCGATAATCAAAATATTCATTAGATTGAGTTTAAGTATTTGAGATAGTCTTGTTTGCTTTCAAGTTCAGTCTTATACGGCCCATAGCACGACGCACCGTCCTCGCCCCAGAAGTACCAACCTTCGCCACTCCAGCCAGCATTACGCGCCATATCTTTAGTCTCAAAACTATCTTCGTATAAAAAGGCAGTTGCGGAATCGCACCAGCATTGAGTTTTACCAGGTCTTACAATGTGCAAGCCGCAATCAGCGTCAAGTTCGCATTTGTGCCAGACATTGCCAAAGCCATCATCTAATTTATTTTGCTCGTTCGAATTCGCCTTGCTCATTTGAATAGAATATTTCTTTGAAAGCTACATCTTTCAACAATTTTTGACAATATTTGCAAGGTTTACCCATTGCTATTTTGTCATTCCTGTCGATACGAAACGTAACTAAAGTGTGCTTGGTATGGTCAATTCTACCAGATTTAATTACTGCACAAGCCTCTGCATGAAGTCCGCTTCCGTCAAAGTATCCGTACTTTTGATTAATTGGATGAGATTTCTTGGAGTTTTTCCCAATCGAAACGATCTTGTTCTTGTTTAAGACAAAAGCAAAGTGCCGACACCGTAATTCAATGTCGTCGTAGATAATAAGATTTCTGGCAAGCTGCACAAGCCTTTCGAACTTCATCCCCAATGATAGCACATTCTAAAGAGTTCTGTCAATACTTTTTGAAGCCCAAAATGACAAAAAGCTCATTTTCATTTAAAACTTCGCTAAAACCAAAAAACTTAGAGAAATTTAAATATTTTTCAAAATTCTTTCTGCGCTTGAGGGCTTTAATAAAAATAGATTTAAATTTTAAAG